ACCTGCGGAGTCAGGAGAGCGCGCTCCTCGCCGGACAGCACGTTCTCGCCCCCGGCGAACCACTTCTCGAACGCGGACCATTCGCGGGTCTCGCGGTTGTCGCCCTCGGGCTGGGCGCCACGGGTGTCGGGCTCGTCGTTCGAGTTGCCGTTCGCCCGCTCAAGCTCCTGCTCGCGCAGGACGATGCCCAGGTCCTTGTCCAGTTCGTTGAGCTTCGCGTCACGCGCCTCGTAGTCGGCACGCTCCTCGACGGTCAGCTTTTCGCCCGCGTTCAGCTTCGCAATGATCGGAAGCTGGCCTTCGCGGACCTCGGCGCGCTCGGTGCGGATTGCCCGCTCGCGCTCAGTCAGTCCGGTAGCCATGTTGGCTTACCTCCACTTTCCTAGTTCCTAGTTGTGATTGCCTCAGACGTAACCGAGTTCGCGGCTGCGGAAGCTGCGCAGGAGTTCTGCGTCCCGCAGTGCGTTATCGGCGTCGTCGTCTTCAGGAGTGGAGGCATCCGGCTCCTGGGTGCGCTCCTCCGAGGCAAGCGCCTCGATAGCAGAACGCAGGTCTTCTGGCAGCGCCGCCTGCTCGTCAGCGGGAAGGGCGTTGTATGCCGTGATGAGTTGGGCTGCCATGTCGGTGTAATCGCTTCCCGTGGTTGTGATTTCGGGCGCTTCGCCTTCGGCGGCGCGCACTTCGCACTGATGCTCCGAGCGGTTGCTGTCTTCCAGTGCCGCGCCACAAGAGGTGCAGTATTCGCCAGCGGGCTTAGACATATTCATGGGCTCGCCACAAGCCGAGCAGAACGCGCCGTATTGGCCAGTAGCGCCACACTCGCCACAGGTCTCAAGGTCCGCGTAGGTCGCCTTAGCGGCCCTCTCCTCTAGCAGTGCAGCGGAAGCGTCTCGTGCAAACACGTTCGTGTCCTTGTAGGCCGGGTTCGTGACGATGGAGACTTCGGGGAGCTTGACCTCACGCAGAACGCGACGAGTGCCGACCATCCGGTTAGACGCCTGGCCGTCATCGTCAAACCATTCGTCCTTGACGGGCTCGAAGCCGATGGACATACCGCGCTTGTTGCCAGCCTTGATGTTGACGCGAAGATCGCGGTAGTAGCTCGTGTCAGCCGGGGTCGCGTCACCCTCAAGGTGCGTGTCACCTTCAGCCAGATTCAGCGTTCCCGCACTCATGCGCGAAATAGGCTTGGCCATGTCGTGATCGGCCAGGAGAACCGTGTCGCCTTCACGCAGCGCTTTGGCGAAACAGCCGGGCGCAATCTCCTCACGCCATCCACCGCGCTTCAGGTCGCCAATGATGGTCTCGCTGTTGAACGGTGCGGCGCGGAAGATCAGCTTGCCGCTGTCATCTTCGTCTACGCCACCAGCGCGGAACTCGCGGTATTCCATGTGTGTGATCCTTAGCTCATTGTGAGCGGCCACTGTGCGGCCATCTGAGCGACAACCGGCTGGTCCGTCATGCTCACGTCGCTGCGGTGCTGCGCTGCCCGCACGGTGATCGTGTACGAGGGCGAAATGACAGCGCCCGCCGTGTCGGTCATCGAGAGCGTGAACGTGTACGTCTTCGGCAGCGCTGCATTGACGCCCTTGACCGTGCCAGTGATCCGCACATGGTCTGTCGCGTTGGCCACAAGGCCAGGCGGAAGGGCTCCCGTGTTCACGCCACAAGCGGTCACCAGAGTCGCGGCGGCGGTGGTAGCCAGGCCCGCCTCATAGGGCACGCCGACTATTGCATCCGGCAGCGAGACTGTCTTCCAAACGATGTCAGGCACTACGACTCATCCCCGTTGTCTTTAGAGGTGGAAGGATCTTCCTGGGTGGATGGCTGCCCCTGAGCCGGGTCTCCGTTGTCGTCCACGGGTCCGATACCTGCGGGCGGCAGAAGCTCGTCGTATTCGGGGTTCTCCAGCGGCTTGCGGTTCTCAAGCACGCGAACCTCGTTACGGGTCATCCACGGACCGACAGCCGAGCTGACGTACGCAAGGAACCGCTCCTGAGTGGTGCCACGCAGCAAGTGGTCGAGGTTGAACTCCGCGTAGTGACCACGGGTCTGCACAACCTCGCGCGTCACGCGCTGCTGAATGCGGTTCGTGTAGCTGGAAACCGTGTAGCTGACGAAGCCGACGTTCTGCTGTTCAATCCCGGTGCCCCATGACGTTGACTTCTCGACATCCCCGACCAAGTGCGGCGGGATGCCAAACATCCGGGCAATCTCCGTTGTCTGCCAGCGGCGCGACTCAAGGAACTGGAGCTGTTCAGGCGGGATCGTGACGCTCTGGAAGTCTGTCTCCGCGTCAAGGACCGCCACGTTGCCCGCGTTCGCTACGCCAGCGTTGTTCTCGGCCCAGCGCGCCTTAATGCCGTCTGCCTGGGCCTGAGAGCGCAGTGGAGCCTTGACCTTGACGATGCCGCCTAGCTGTGACCCGGAGCTATAGAAGCGCGCAGCGAGCTTGTCAGCCGCGATGGCGGTACCGATGGTCTGCTGATGCCAGGCGATAGGAGACAGGCCCCGCAAGCCGTCAAAGCCGAAGCCTGGGACGTGCATGACTTCCCAGGAGGTGAAGGTCTGGGGCTTGGCGTCCTGATCGACGCTGCCGTCCTCGTTCAGCCGCTTGACAAGGAAGATCTTGTGACCCGACTCGCGGTCAATCTCGACAGAGACTAGCGAAGGGGTGATCGGCTTGAGGTCGATGATGCGGTCAAAGTCGTCACGCTTCTTGTAGACAAAGCCGTCACCCGCGCTTGCGATGTGCGCGGTCAGAAGCTCCCACAGTTCGTACTGCGTGTAGGTCATGCTCTCGTTCGCGGGATCAAACAGAGGGTTGTCGATGTACGTCTGATCCCGCTTGCGGTACTGCTGAATGTTGCAGCCAGCAACCACCGTGGAAAGCAATGCGATACAGCGGAAGACGGTCGGGACCGTCATCGCCGTTTCGAGGGTTACCGTCTGCCCCGAATCGCCCTGAGCGCCAAGTGCGGCGTCGAGCCCGACAGAAGACAGAGGCGTGGAAGGATTCTCGAAGGGGTTGTAAGTGCCTGCCCCTGAGACGATTACGTCGCGGCGCTCAGGCCGGAAAAAGGTCACGCCTTACTCGCAATCGTCAGTCGGTGTCTGTCTGATCTTTCGCCGTCAGTTCTGCGATCTTCCCTTGTAGTGCGGCGATGATCTGGTCCTTGATTCTGATCTCCAGAGCCATTTGCCCAGCTTCGGCAAGTAGCTCCTCAGGCGTGATCTGCATAGTGGCCCCTAGACTGCCTGGACGGTCATTGTCACCGGGGCACCGCTGCCACCGATGGTCATGGTCGGTGAAGTCCCGCTCACGCCGAGCGCATAAAGGCTCATCGTGTTACCGGCCGTGATCGCGCCCATCAGGTCAAAGTTGTAGCTCGTGCCAGGCGTGAGCCCGGTGACCAGGAAGTTGATGATGTATGGACGCGGGATGGTCACTGCCGAGTCGCGGACAATCCATTCGCTTGCAACCATCGGCGTGACAGTGCCGTGAGCCGCTAGGCCGAATGCACCACCCACCGAAGCGCTCTGCACCATTGCGAACGAAGCGGTTACCATCACGCTGCCAGAGGGCGGCGCAACGAAGCTCCCGGTGTTGATGTTGTTGCTGTCAAACGCCGCCATCGTGGCGGTGGAAACGGACACGATGGTCTGTGCGCCAGGAGCGTAGGAAGTCGGAGTGCGCAGGTACGTCCCGCCAGCAAGCCCGGATGTCACGAGGCTTCCGACCGTCACCTGGCCGTCTGAGCGGCGAACGCTGATCGCGGTGCCGAGCAGGGAGCCAGCATCGCTATAGCGGAGAAGCTGCCAGTCCGAGCCCGCGTTGCTCCCGCCTTCAGCCGTGTTGTTCGCCACGGCTTGCCAGCGCTTCGCGGCAGCTCGTCCGTAGATGGAGCTGGCCCACTCGATAGCCCGGTTGTTGACGCCTGGGCTTCCGCCGATGCGGATCACGCCCCACGCTGAGTCAGCGGTGAAGTCAGCCTGGTTGACGCGGACGTTCGTCTTGTTGAGCCCGACTTGCCCGTAGGTGCCGCTCGCGGGATCGTCGTCAGCGAACGGGATGATCAGGCGTCCCTGAAGGGCTCCGGTAGCGTCAGGGACTTCGATCTCGTAGTGACCGTGAATCGAGTCGTGAGCGTTCGCCTCGTAGTGAGCGCCAGCCCAGGCCCATGCGGTCCACCCGCCAGCCGTGATCGCGTTCCCAGCGCCGTCGTACAGGCTTACAGGGCCATACCAGGCGGTATTCGCCTTGGCGTCCCAGCGCATCAGGAAGTTGCGGATTGTCTCGCCAAAGCCGCTCGCGTTGGCTCGCTGATACGAGTACAGGTTGATCCTGCCCGTACCGTCCACGCCACTCGGGTTAACGTCGTCCGAGGGGTAGGACGAAACGACCTGTATGCCGGTCTGCGTGATGGAGAGGCCACGGCCAAGCGGCAGGCCGCCCGCAACACCGGAAGGAACGTTGTTGATGTCTAGCGGGCCTGTGAGCGTCCCGCCAGCCAGCGGCAGGTAACCTGCCATCGCGGTCACCGGCTGCACTGGAGTCAGCGTGCTGATGTCCTGCGTAGCACCGCCAGCGAACGGCAGGGCAAAGCTGAAGTTGAACTCGTCCACGCTGGCGATGCCGATGAACTCTGCACTCCATGTCCAGCCAGCGGGCTGCGGTGCGCCGTTGTCGGTGGCGAGCAGCGAGACCGAGAAGTGCCCAGTGCCGTCCAGTGTGACCTGTACCGGCAAGGGCGCGAAGACGAAATGGTTAACGCTGTCGGTGAGCCAGCCTGACGGCGTGAATATGGCAGTCGCGCCCGCTGCGCCTGGCAGTGTGCCAGTCAGGGTCACGTTGTTGTTAGCCATTACCACGCACTTCAACGAAGACGATGGCCGCTAGTCCAGCGACAATCCAGGCGGCGGGAGTGCTCCAACCGGAGATCCCGTGAAAGACGGCGGCAGCGCCGCCTAGCTCAACTACGGTCAGAGTTGCCTTGCGGCTACCAGACGAAGCGAATGTCTTCGATAGGAACGCCGTCAATCGTGTCCGGGCCTTGCTCGTTGAGCCAGAAGCCCGCGCGATCAACTGCCATGACCGCCGCAACGGCAAGGTCAATCTTCCGAGGGCTGCCCTTGGCATCCTTCTGGAGTCGAGAACCACGCGAGTCCACCTTCAACTGAGCATTGTCGAGATGGCGCGCTAGGCGCGGGTCGCCATCGTGCCGGATCTTCTGAGTCATTACGAGTTCGTAGAAGCGCTGTGTGGCTGGACCCATGCGCATGAGGGTCTGCGGGAACGTGACGACCTCAATGCCTTCGTCGGTCAGCTCCTCCGCCGCGTCGAGCCACAGGAACTCGTCCCAGGCGACTTCGCGCACGCGGTACTCGCGGCAAGCCTGGCGGATCGCGTCCTTGACCTCGGCGCGTGGAACGCGCCAGTCCTCAACGTCTTCAGGCTTCTCCCACAGGCCGAGCACCTTGATCTGAGGGTCCGACTCCACGGAGACCATGACGAGCGCTGTAGCGTCTCCAGACTTCGAGCCATCGAAGCCCAGGACCACGCCCTTGCCTGGCTGAGTGAACGAGCCGGGGTAGCGGCAAGATGGCCATGCGCCGTCAGGCAGCCAAGCCTGAACCGCGCTAACCCACTCGTTGCCACGCTTGGTGCGGTACTCGTTCTCGGTGACTCGTCCAGCGGAAGCGGAGAAGTCGTCCGGGTCAAGGAAGTCGTTGTAAGCTGGGTTACCGCTCTCGGCGTACTCAGGGCTCTTGTAGTGGAACTTGGTGTTAGCCCCGTACCAGCACATGAAAAAGTGCGGGTCTTCGACCTGCCCCTTGGCTACCTTCTTGCCGAATTGATAGCGCTGGTAGCAAGTCGATTCCATGCCGGTGATGTCGTACTTGACACCGGCTGTCGTGATGGCGATCAGGAGCGGGTCTCTACGCGTCCCTGAGCCCAGCGACATGACCGAGTACAGTTCGGGGTTCGGAGCCGCGTGCAGCTCGTCATAGACCACTACGGAGGGGTTCAGGCCCTCTTTCGTGAACGCCTCGGAAGACAGGCACTTGTAGACCGAGCCCGTAGCCGGAACCTCAAGAACGTCCCGGTAGCAGACGATCATCTCCGACAGGTCGGGGTCCATCTCGACCATGCGCTTTGCAACGCCGAAGACGATGCGAGCCTGCTCTTTGTCTGCTGCACATGAATAGACCTCCGCACCCTCGCCTGAGAACAGGAGCCCGTAGAGGCCGAACGAGGAGCCAAGCGCGCTCTTTGAGTTCTTGCGCGGGAGGCCGATTAGAGCTTCACGATGGCGGTACCTGCCATCTTCACGGCGAGCGTAGACCTTGCCGATTAGGTCTGTCTGCCATGGACGGAGACTGATGAGCGTCCCGGCGTTAGCCGCGAGCCCATCTTTGGTGAGGCGGCAGAACCGCTCAGTGAACTGGCTGACCTTGGGTCCGTCCCCACGCTCAATGTCCTCCGCAGGCACGAAGGTCTCAATGAGGGGAGTTGCCATTACCGGGGGCCTCAATCTGGTAGCGCTGCCCCCAGCGCTGTGCTAGCTAGGCAGCTTGAAATGCCCGCTCAGGATCGCGGGACACTGGGAAGACACGTAGACGCCGTGGATGCCTGTGAAAAGTCTGGTGAGAGCAAGCTCGCTGGGATGGTCCGGGCCAATGCGAGGGAAGATGATTCCGTTGTGCGACTGGTCCAGAACGCGGAGCGCTTTGCATTCTTGCACCGCTGCTGCAAGCTGGGCGGTCTGAGCGGAGTGGAGAGTGTGCAGGGTCAGGGCGTAGCTTCCGGCGATGCCGAGCCCGACGCCGAGGATCAGGACGAGGGCGAAGATGCTTGCAAACACGGCCATCGCAAGCGGTGTGTGCCGGTCACTTGCCATGTCGATTCCCGTTGATGGCGTACTCCACGACGGACACGCGGCGGTCAAGAGTGCGGACTTCCCCGTCTGTCTTCTCCATGTACTGATTAAGGCGGGAGGCTATGTTTTCCAGCGACTTCGCTGCGCCTTCCTGCGCCTCCTCGGATCGCACTAGGTACTGAGCGAACCGGATAGCTCCACGGATCGCGCCATAGCTAGCGCCGAGCAAAAAGATCAGGAGGGGGACAACGATGAGTCCGGCGACCGTCGTGTCCACAATGTCTCTCCTGCAATCTCGATGTGGTGTTTGCGCAGAACGCGCTGAATGGGCGCAACCTCAAGATTGCTATGTATCTATTTTACACCCTG